CCTCTAAGCAGCTCAATTTCTTCTTCTGTTAAATCAGATATTTTTAATTTTAGAGATTTTTTTTCTTCTTCAGTAAGGCATGAAAAAGTTAATTTTAATTCACTTTTTATAGAATCAAGATGAGAAGATATAATTTTTTTTATATTTTCTTTATTTTCTTCAAAATTAAAATCTTTTCCGTTTAAACCTCTAGGCCCACGTTTACCACGCTTTCCAATAAAAAGATCTTGCTTCTCTGATAAACTCTCTTCAATAAGAGCATCTATCAAAGCTATGATAGTAACTTTATCCATTTAAAAACCTACTGCGTATAAAACGAGTTTAGTTTTGTTTTGCCTTTTTAGTCAAGTAATTAGCAATAGCATTATTGGCCTCTACTTCAGAATCTTTAGATACTACCTTAGATTTTATTTGAGAATCCAATATTTCATCAAGCCTATCAACAGGACTAAAGTTATTCGTAGCTATATAATAACGATCTCCTTCCTCATAAGGAGGAAGTCCTTCTTCATTTCTTATCTGATTAGGAGTTATAGAACCAGCTTGCATCATTTTAGAGAAGTAATTTGATCTAGTTGTCATATCACCCCTGAAAACAGCATAAATATTTAGCTCATTCCTTCTACCCTTGAAGCCATTATTCAAAAGTTTAATATCAGCTTCCATTTCAATGTTACGCACCCAAGCATCAAGAGTATCAACAGCAACAGAAAGATTTTCCTGTTCAACATTACTATACTTTGATGATTCAACAGAATATAGTTTAGAAGGAGGAACTCTTAAAAATCTTGCTATCTCAATAACTGAAAATTTTCTAGTTTCAAGAAATTGTAATACATCAGGAGGTAAACTAATTGGATTAAACTTAACACCATCTTCTAAAACAGCAGTTCCACCTGTTTTCCTTCCACCATGAGCTGATTGCCATGATTCTTTAATCCTCTTCATAGCTTCTTCACTCAAATTTCCTGGAACTTCAAGAACACCAGAAGGAAGTCCACCATTTGCATAAAGACTATTTGCAAATTTATCAGAACCAAGAGCAATTCCTAAAATTTCTGAAGCATAAGCAATAATTCCTTCACCAGTAACACCATCTTTAGTAAAGAAGTTTCTAATATGAAAAATATCACTAGGTAAAAGATAAGTATATTTACCATCACCGCCAGTAACACGATAAACCAAATTACCCTCAATTCTAGTAGGAATAACACTTTCAGAAGGAAGAGGCCATAACGCAACTATCTTACCATCAAGACTTCTTTCTATTTCAGCATAAGAGTTTCCATGAATAATAGCTTGAATAACAATAAAAAGCCTAAACATAAAAGAGTTCATTTCTGGATTAGGCCTCAATCTCAAAAGAGTTGCCAAAGGACTATCAACAACATTATTTTCAATATCTTTAATTTGCCAAGGTAACTTAGCAACTTGAGTTGCAATATAGATAACCCCAGAATAAAAAGCTGAAACTTGCATAGATGATTCTGGAGAAACAAAAGTTCCACCAGAACGAGAATAAATATTTCTATTTCCAGCGAGAGTATTTTGCTTAAATCTTCTTTTTGAAAAAATATTAAATAAACCCATTTAAACCTTCTTATTTATTTTTAACAGGTTTATTATCTTCTTTTTTCTTCACATTAGCAATTCTTGGATCTTTTAAAATCTTTTTAGCATCTTTTTTACTTACTTTTTCGCATCCACGTTTTAACCAACGCATAGCGAATCCTTGCTCTTCACTCAAATCATAAACACAATCTTTTCGGTAAATAACACCATTATATTCTTTATCTTCTCTAAAAAGAACAAGCATACAACACTCCAAAAAATAGGCCCTTTTTACAGGGCCATAAATTTAATTAAATTTCTTTTTCATAAGCTGGCATATATCTGTTTTCATGACCAACATAAGAAACAGCTACAATCTTAGAAGCAGATGGATCAGCAATATCAACAGAAACATGACTAAAGCCATTATTTCTATCAAGATCTTCAGCCAAAACCTCAATTTCAACTACTCCCAATTTGTTGTCAATAGAAGTAACCGCAACAGTATCAGAAGGAGTTGATAACTCATGCTTTGTAAATACTGTTTCAGTTCCAACCTTAGTAAGATTGTAATTAGAAATCTCTAAAGCCTTAGTAGTTCCACCAGTAGCAGCATCATGCTGCTTTAAAGACATTGTAAGTCCTGAAGCAGCCTGATTTCCAAACTCAACTAAAATAGCAAGTCTAATAACATTTGCCATTGAAATTCTTTCACCAGTAAAACCAGCCCCATTAATATCAGCAATGTTTCCAGCAAGTTTAACATTGTTTTTTTCACCAAAATATTTATTCATTTTATTCTCCTTATAGAATTTAAAAAACAGGCCCTTTTTACAGGGCCGTAAAATTAACGAGATTGAAGAGTAACAAAAGCACTCATGTCAAAATTTCCAAACTCTGTAGTAACAGGTTTTTCAAAAGGACATTCACCAGCAACTCTAAAAGTAAATTTAAAAGCCATCAAATCTTGATCAAAATAAACATGAGTTGAAATTGATTGCTTAATTCCACCAATCTTAGTTGCAGAATAAAGATAGCTAAGATCAGCTAGGATAATATCACCTTTATCACCAAGAGCTTTCATTCCACCCATCATTGGCATAATAGGCCTTCCCATTAGAGTTCCGTAAGGAGCTGCATCAAGTCCTGAAGCTGGAAGATAAACAGGAACTTTACTTGTAGCATCTTTATCAAAAGCCATCATGCGAAGTTGCTCTTTTACTTGAGGATTAATAAGCCATACAGAACGAGAAAAAGAAGATGGTAAAAGTCTAGCTTCCATCTTAACAATATTCTCATAAGTAATTGTATCAGCAGCTTGACCTGATTCCTTGGCAACCTCATAAGTAAATCCAGAATTTAGAATACCTTTAGGCTTCCCTACCCCATCACCAGAAATAAGAGCATTATTAATCTTACTCATCATTGCTGCTGGAGCTTTCATTTGAATATAGCTTTGTAATGCTGGAGCATCTTCAAGAAGCTCATCAGTAACTTTAACAAGAGCAGTTAGCTTGTGAAGTCTCATTTGAGAAAGACCAAATTTATTCTTAGAATCCTTTAATGGATTTCCTTCACCTTCCCAATATGCTTGAATACCATCACCATCCCAAGGAGCAGTTTCATCTTTAGGAAGAACAAGCATATTAGAACTAGACTTAAATTGAGTAGTTCTTGAAAGAAGTGATTCATCACCTTGAACTTTTTGTTGAATTTCTTTTCTAAAATCTTCAGGAATAAGAAATCCTCCATCTTCACCAGCTTTTTCAAAAGCAGTATTCATCAAACGCTTATCAGTATGACCACCAACAGAATTTTTAACAGCTTTGAAAAATTCACCAGCGTTATTAAATCCAGCTCTTTTAGCTGAAAGATCTTCTCCAACTTGAACTCTCTTTTGAGCTACTGGAGCTGGATCAGTCTTTCTTACTGATTTATTTGCTGAAGCCTTCATTGCTTCAATTTTTTCCATTGCTTCAATATTTGCTTTTAATTCAGCAAATTCTTCATTCAAAGAGTTTACTTTTTCAATATCCTCTTTCTGAAAATTTTTAGTTGTGTTAAATTCCTCTAACTCATTTACGATAGCACTTAAACGAGCTTTCATTTTTTCAATTTCATTCATTTCTCCCTCCAAGAAGTTTTGTTATAAAAAAATAAGAGTTCGCTGCGTTATTTACGAGCTAGAAAACTCTCTATATTATTCTTACAATTATTAATCTCTTTTTCAATAATGTCATTAAAATTATTGAATACAGGTTTATTTCTAATCCAACTTGCTCTCTCAAGAGAAGCTGCAATATTTATAGCCTCTTCAGTTTCCATTGTTTTATCAGCAAAACCAGCTTCAATAGCTTGTTGAGCATCAAACCAAGTTTCCTTGGCCATTAGCTCTTTAATTTCTGTTCTATCAAGACCAGTTTTTCTAACATATATTCCAACTAATTGCTCTTCAACTTCATCAAGCCTATCAACAACAGCAAGAATATCATTAGAATTACCCATTGCCCTAGTCCAAGGTTTATGAATCATCATACTAGCACCTTCTCCAAATATGATTTCATCACCAGCAAGAGCAATTATTGAAGCGATAGAAGCAGCCATTCCATCAACATAAACAACAACTTTTGCTTTATGCTGAACAAGACGGTTATAAATAGTAATTCCATCAAATACATCACCACCAGGAGAATTAATTCTTAACTGGATTTCATTAACCGATTCTGGAATATCTTTTAATATTTTTGCAAAATCTCTAGCTGAAACACTAGAACCATCACCCCACCAATCTTCACCTATATCAGCATATAGAGTAATTTCAGCAACAGTAACAGACTTATTAACAACCTTAAATTCTCTTTCTTTTTTTATTTTAATCACTGACATATTAAGCTCCTATTATTTTATAGTATTAGTTAAGGTACAAAAAATCAAATATAAAGAAAATAAGGAAGGCTTCCATGCCAAACAGATCTGTATTAAAGGAGTTGCCGAAAGGCATATAAAAATAATATCACTATATGATTAAAATACCACGTTTTTCATAAACAGATTCATTCTCTTCATCTTGCACCCATCCAGCCATTGCCATTATTCCAGCGACAATAGGATCAATTTTTAACTTATCATTGTCTTTTCTAGGAAATACATTATCATTTGCATCTTGTTTTGCAACTACATTTCCAAGACACCATCTTTCACACCCATTATCTCTATGAATAAACCTTCCTTCTCTTATAAGAGCATCAATCTTCTTCATAGGCTCACTTAGATTAGCAGTTGTCATTCTGAACTCTATCATTTCAACTCTTTTTCCAGACATAATTTGAGCTAATTCAGTAGCGTTCCAAGGATCATAATGAACACCTTGAAACTTAAATTCTCTTGACCTATGAAATAATACCTCTTCAAGATAAGGATAATTAATTGCTTCACCCTTTGTTTTTATAACAGCTCCAGAATTAACCCATTTTGGATATAAATCATTTTTTGATTCTAAAATAGTTTGTTCAGGAATAAAATTTTCAGTGAAAAAATAATACTTATTATTCCTTTTAAAAATATAAGCAAAAGAAGTTAAGTCAATCTTTGAAGCAAGATCAATTCCAACCCAACATTTTTCGCCTTTAAAATCACTTAAAGATAAATTCTTATCAACGCATAAATCCCATTTATCAACATTGAAAAAAGGAGAAGAAGAATTAGTCCAAATATTTAAGTGTTTAACCTTGAAGTTATTTTGATCAGAAGGATTTTCTTTTGCTTTTTTTGCTTTTGCTTCAAAATTGATAGGATCTACTGAAACACCCCAATTAGGATTAGCCTTTTCCCAAACTTTCTCATCATAAGGATCATCACCTTCATCAATAGTCCAAATAATACCAAAAAAAGAATCATCCTCAACTTCTCCAGTACAAACTTTTGAACAATACACACTTTGAGAATATCCAATTCCAGAAGTATTAAATCCAGCAGTAGTTATTACAAACAATAATGAATCCCTTCTTTTACTCATAGCTGAATCAATAACATCAAAAACTTGCCTATTCTTATGAGAATGAAGTTCATCAATTAATGCACAGGCAGGCTGAAGCCCATCAAGAGTATTAGAATCAGCAGAAAGAGCGATAAAAAATGATTCACTTTTTTCATGAACTAATTTATGAGCAAGAACCCTAACTCCAGTTGCTTTAAGGTAACTTTTATTGGCCCTTGCCATTGCTCTTGCAGAATCAAGAATAATTCTTGCTTGATCCCTTCCAGTAGCAGCAGAGTAAATCTCGTTACCTTTAGGATTTTCTAATGCAAGCATATAAAGACCAACTTGAGAAGCAATAGCTGATTTACCATTTCCTCTTGGAACTTCAATATGGCAAGTTCTAAATCTTCTTGATCCAGTTCTTTTAGAAATAAATCCAAATACATTCATAAAAATGAAGTTTTGCCAAGATTCATAAACTATACAAGGATTTTTCCATTTTCCTTTAACGTGCTTAAATTTTTGAGCTAATCTAAGAAATCTTTCTGCTTTATCGAGATCAAAATAAAAATCACAATTAGGATCTTCAGCTCTTTTAAGATCATTTAAGTATCTATTACAAGCTCCAACAACTTGTTTGCAAGCAAGCCTTTTTCCAGAAACAACTTCAAGAGCATAATTATGGCCATCATAGCAATATGGATATTTTTTCTTACAAGGCTTCAAGTTTAATCCCATTCACCTTTTTCATCATCATCTTCATTATTTGCCTGACTTGTATTTAATACAATTCCCAATAATCTTGCATATTGTCTTATTTCAGCAAGTATCTTATTTCTTTCAGTAGATTCAGGCCTTGTTTTAACTTGAGTTCCATACCTTCCAACGGCCATAAAAGAAAAACCCTTCTCTTTAAGAATTGCAGTTAATTGATCATACTCTACATATAGCTGACATAATATTTCTAAATTCTTTAAATGACCTCTATGAAAATTATCTCGATCCTCAATATCCTCAAGAAAACTTGACCAATACTTGACAAAGGCCGTATCTTTAAAAGGAGAAGGGAAATTTTGAATATTTATTTCTACCTTTTTTCCTTCCTTTTTTGTCGCTTTTTTAGTTGTTTTTGCTTTCTTTTTAGTAGTTTTAACAACTTTTCTTTTCGTTTTTTTTGATTTTTCTTCCATTTTTTTCCTTGACATTAAATAAAAGTTCAGAGTGGCGATCCAGAATATTTTAGGTTTATTTTTTCAATATTACAAC